TGTTGATTCAGCTACGTTAGGGTCTAGCTTTACTATTAACGTTAGTGGTGTTTATGCGATTAGTTACACAGATCAGTTCACTGGTGTAGCAACTAACGGGATTTCACTAAACTCAAATCAGCTTACTACAAATATTTATTCAATAAACTCTGCCGACATATTATGCGGTAATACTTGTGGTGGGGCGGCATATGTCAGTAGTTGTAGCGCAACAATCTATATGGTTGCCGGATCAATAATTAGACCTCACACAGATGGTGTGGCAACTGGAACATCCACAAACATGGGTCAATTCACCATCACTCGCGTTTCATAAGGAACAACAATGACAACTCCTACCTACCTTTTAAGTGGTGACAATCAAGGTCAAGCCAGCTTTGTTGGTGGCAATGATGGCACAGTGGTCGTACAAACTGGAGCATTCGGTGCGAAGGTTAATGCTCTGACACTCGATGCTAGTGGGAATGCTACGGTGGCAGGGAATGAAACAGTAGGCGGTAACTTAACGGTTACTGGCAAGATTGCTCAGACTACGCCAGCGAGTATGGTTAGGGTAGGTACTGCGAATGGTTATGGTAGCACCAACAACAAAATCATGAGGTTCTCTAACACGCTAGCGAGTCAAGGTACTGATATTACCTACGCCGATTCTGCGGCTAACGGTGCAACGTTCACGATCAACACTAACGGAACTTATGGTGTTTGGTTTGAATGTGCTTTAAGTGCGTCTGCTTATCTTGGTGTGTCATTAAATTCTAACCAATTAACGACCGCTATATATGGCATTACCAGAGCAAACTGTCTATCTGCAAACTCTACGGTAGCCGCAAGTGTAACAGGTAGTTGTGGTGGAACATTCTACTTTTCCGCAGGGGATGTTGTTAGGGTGCATACAGACGGAACTGCTACTGGCGGTAACGCTTACACACAAAACTTCACCATCACTCGCGTTTCATAAGGAGATTATCTTGAGTACCCAATTAAACGACAGTGGCGTTACATTCGCGGACGGCACAGTGCTACCTAGTGCCGCATCACAGATTAAATACAACTACGACACCATTGACACGCCTATGACTATTCCTGCTGGTCAGAATGCTCACAGTGTTGGTGCAATCACAATCAACGCCGCAGTGACCATCAACGGTCGCTGGGTTATCAGTTAAGGAGTATTAGATGAGTATTGTAATTGATCCGGCAACTGGCTTAACTGGATTGCCAGTGCCTTTGAGTGAGGCACAAGGTGGCACAGGCTCTACTGCAAAGATAACACTAGGTACTGCTGTAAGTGCTACGGGTACGAGTGTTGACTTCACTGGTATTCCTAGTTGGGTGAAGAGAATAACTGTGATGCTAGACCAAGTTAGTACGAATGGAACTTCTTTACCAATAGTGCAAATAGGTGACAGCGGAGGTGTAGAGGTTTCTGGTTATTTAGGGTCGGCGGTAAATATAACTAACGCAGTCACAACTTCAAACAACTCTACTGGTTTTAAGTTGATGGATTCTGGTGCGGCTACTGTTGTTCATAATGGATCGTGCATTTTGCACATTGCAAGCGGAACAACATGGGTGTTTATGTCAAACATTGGCAATTCTGACGTTGCTCGTTTTTGTTTGGGCGCGGGTAGTAAATCACTTTCTGCAACACTAGACCGCATCCGACTAACCACAGTCAACGGCACAGACACATTCGATGCTGGCACAGTCAACATTCTGTACGAAGGATAATCATGTCAATACTTGCTTTAACTTCTAACACGCTGATTGGCACTCCAGCCGCTGGTAATCTTGAATATGATGGTCAGTTCTTTGGTACTGATAACAATGCGTCTAGGGCGCAGTTGCAGAGGATCGTGAGGGCTACTGCCGTTGCATCTACTAGCGGAACATCTATTGATTTTACAGGCATCCCTGCGTGGGTTGAGCGCATCACGATTAACTTTAGCGGTGTCTCCACCAACGGAACATCAAATTATTTAATTCAACTCGGCACAGGATCAACAACCTATACGACATCTGGATATGCTGGCTCTGGATCGTTAGTGGCGGCAGGGGGTGTTACCACAGCTAGAAGCACTGCGGGGTTGTTTTTGAGAGTTAACAGCGCGTCTTCTATTACGCATGGTCAGGCTGTCATCACTTTACTGACAGGCAACACATACAGCATGACAGGAACTTTGGGTGATAGCGTTAACGATCAACTCTATATTGGTGGGTCAAGTATCGCGCTTGCCGCTGCCCTTACCGCAATCCGAATCACCACTGTGAACGGCACTGATGCCTTTGACGCTGGCTCAATCAACATAATCTACGAGGGCTAAATCATGGCAGTAACAATTGATGGATCAGCAAGCGTCACGATCAACTCGGGTGCGGTACTGGGAATTACCTCGGGTACTGCTGTTGCCTCTACATCAGCCGCACCAACTGTATAAGCAGAAGAAGAAGTTGCACCAAGATAGTTAATAAATCCTGCTGGCGGTGTTACTGAAGCCGCATTTTGCTGAACGGTAAATTTTGAAGTTACTGAGCCAAAACAAAAAAATCTATCAACAGTATAAGGAGAAGAAGTTGTTTGTGTAACACTCGCCCCCGCATTCCTTTGGTCAATCACCATTGCACCATTGATGATGCGGTTCTTGAAGCCCATTGAAGATGCAGAATTAAACTGCCCATCAAGGGTGATTCCAGTTGTTCCTGATATGGCTATGGTCATTGTGTTGTTCCTTGTTCTGGTGTGGCTTGTGCCTCTGCCAAAGCTTGTGCTTCTGCCAAAGCTTGCGCTTCAGCAAGTGCTTTAGCTTCAGCCTCTGCTTGCTGTGCCGCTACTGCCGCATCATGTGCAGCTTGTTCTTCAGCGGTGTACTCCACTTGAGAGACTACGCCTGTTTCGCAATTTACTACTGTTCTGTGTGTCATGATTTATCCTTCATAAAGAATGTTGATTGAACCAGCATCGAAAGTGTCTGTACCGTTGACTGTGGTGATGCGTACTCGGTCAAGAGTGCCTGCTAAAGAAATTGACCCGCCATTAGTAAAACAGGCAGTTCCACTATATCTGCCAGTCCCTGATGCTATCCATATATTTCCCGAAACATTTGTAATCATCATGTAACCAATAATTACAGCACTAGCACTTGCAATATCGCCAAGAATAAAACCCGCCGTAGAAGATGTAGATGATGGCGATGCGGCATTTGCTAAACCTACGCCTGTAGATGTATAGCCACTACTTGTGACGCTTCCTGCGCCAAGTTGAATTAAATGATTGCTTGTACCACTTGTACTCACACCGTTAAACATTACAGTAATTCGCTTTACCCACGCAGGCAAAGAAGTAAAGTCAATGCTTGTACCTGATGTAGAGGCTACAGCAGTACCCGAGGTAATCCCCAATACCGCACCCGAGTTGATCGTGACGCTTGCTGATCCATCAATTGTGACTGCCATGATTTAGCCCTCGTAGATTATGTTGATTGAGCCAGCATCAAAAGTATCCGTTCCATTGACTGTAGTTAAACGAACTGCTGTTAATACTGCGCCAAGAGTAATGTCCCCGCCACCCATACAAGTTGATGTGGTAGTGTTTTTACAAATGTGTGAGCTTACCCAAACATTTCCGCTGACATTGGTAATGACCATATGACCTGAAACTGCAAAAGCAGCAGAGTCTGTGTATTGAATAAACCCAGCAGTTGATGTAACAGTACCAGCAGAAGTTACAACTGTACTTCCGCTTGAGGCGTATCCTGATGTTGCAAAAGTAGTTGAGCCTGTTCCAAGCTGAATCAAATGGTTTGATGTTCCACTTTTACTTACGCCATTAAACATTACAGTAATTCTTTCAACCCAAGCAGGGATGCCTGTAAAATCAATTGATGTTCCACTGGTAGAGGCAACGGCAGTAGCCCTCACGATCCTTTGCATCTGCGCCCTAGACGCATTGCTATCAGTCCCAAAGAACTGACCATCATATTCAAGATTGCCAGCGGCTGGTGTGCCAATCAGCGTGTTAGAAGTTAAAGCAAGTATTGACATGATTATCCTTCGTACAGAATGTTGACAGAGCCAGCATCGAATGTGTCTGTGCCGTTGACTGTGGTGATACGGACTCGGTCAAGAGTGCCGCCAAGAGCAAGTGATCCAGCGGCTATATAACTCACATTTCCGTCACTTCTCCCCAAAGTTCCATTTGCCAGCCAAACATTTGATCCTAAACTTGTTAAGACAGTCATGCCATGACTTATTGCGGCGGGGTTTCCACCTGTAAAAATAATAAACCCCGCAGATATATTTAGAGTAGATGCTGATGCTGATGCAACTGTGCTATTAGTTCCAAGATAACCGCTAGTAACAAAAGAACCAGAACCAATTTGGACTTGGTAGTTTGATGAACCATTAGTTGATATTCCTTGATACATCACAGTAATTCGCTTCACCCACGCTGGCAAACCTGTGAAGTCAATTGAAGTGCCTGATGTAGACGCAACCGCTGTTGCCAATGTATTGACAGAATTTGTCGCAGTAGCGGCTTGAAGTGTTAGCGTATTAGACCCCGCAACAGCAGGCGCAGACACAGTAATTGTGCCGCTAGTGTCCCCTGTTAAAACAAGTGAAGCCATTTTTTATCCTTTATAAAACAACCCAGCGTGAGCCAGATGGAAGAGTTACGGTAACGCCAGCGTCCAAGGTGATAGGCCCTGTTGACATAGCACAAGAACCAGAAGTCACTGAGTACGAAGTGGTCACATTTTTTGTGTTTTCATATATTGGAGCACCAGTAATCAATGCAGTTGATGTGCTGACAACTGGAATGGTTCCAGCAACCGCAGACAATGTCTGAGTGAAGTTACTGTTTGTGTTTGGAGATTGAACAGTGACAGTTCCTGTTCCACTTCCGTTTCCTGATATGGCTACTAGAGACATTTGTTTCCTTTAAATTACAGTCCAAACTGAACCAGTTGCAATCGTTACAGTGATGCCTGAGTTAACGGAAACAGTTCCTGCACTCATGCCATTATTACCAGTATCAATTGTATAGTTTGATGATACTGCTTGTGCATTAACAAAAATACCATTACCAGCTATTGGTACATCAACTTTAAACTCACCTGTACTTGGTTTATATAACAACTTAGTATTGCTAGTAAAAACTGTTGTTGGTACACCAGTAGTTGCAGAAGCAAATAATGGAAAAAGATTGCTTGCTGTGCTTGTGTCGTTGCTAATACTTGCACCAGAAACTACAGTATCCCAACTAGTTGTAGTTCCGTTGGTGGTTAAATACTTGCCTGAGTTAGATGTCTGACTTGGTGCAAGGGCATCAAACGCTGCTGTTGCAGTTGTTTGTCCTGTACCACCATTAGCAATAGCCAATGTACCACCAAGACTTACAGCACCAGTAGTAGCTGTATTTGGAGTAAGACCTGTACTGCCTGCACTAAACGAAGTTACACCACCTGTTGATGCAGCCCACGCTGCTGTTGTACCATTACTTGTAAGTACATATCCATTTAAGCCTATGCCCAAACGGGTTGCACTATTACTGCCATTACCAAGAATCAAGTCACCAGTGGTGGTTATAGGAGACAAAGCATTGAAAGACGCAGAGGCAGTTGTTTGGCCTGTGCCACCGCTAGCAATGGGAAGTGTTCCTGTTATGCCAGTAGATAAAGGTAAGCCAGTGGCGTTAGTTAAGGTGGCTGATGAAGGTGTGCCTAAAGCGCCACCATTAACTACAACAGCGCCAGCAGAGCCTACGTTAACAGCTAAGGCTGTAGCTACACTAGTGCCTAAGCCACTTACACCAGTGGAAATAGGAAGACCTGTTGCATTGGTTAGTGTGACTGATGTGGGTGTTCCCAATATAGGAGTAACCAGTGTTGGGCTTGTAGCAAACACCAAAGAGCCAGTACCTGTTTCATCTGTAACAGCAGCAAGTAAGTTTGCTGAAGAAGGTGTGGCTAAGAATGTAGCAACGCCTGTTCCTAAACCACTGATGCCTGTTGAGACAGGAAGACCTGTTGCGTTAGTTAATGTAGCTGAAGAGGGAGTTCCTAATACAGGTGTAACTAATGTAGGACTAGTGGCAAAGACTAAAGAGCCAGTGCCTGTTTCATCTGTTACAGCAGCAATTAAGTTTGAAGAAGAAGGGGTTGCTAAGAAGGTGGCTACACCAGTGCCTAAACCGCTAATGCCTGTAGCTACTGGAAGGCCAGTTGCGTTAGTTAAAGTGCCAGAAGAAGGTGTGCCTAATACACCACCATTAATAATAAAAGAACCAGCAGAGCCTGTATTAACTGCCAGTGCTGTAGTAACACCAGTGCCTAAACCACTGATGCCTGTGGCAACGGGTAAGCCTGTTACATTAGTAAGAGTGCCAGAAGAAGGTGTACCTAATACACCACCGTTAACAATAAAAGAACCAGCAGAGCCAATGTTTACTGCTAGTGCTGAAGCAACGCCGGTAGCTAATCCACTAATACCTGTTGAGACAGGAAGTCCTGTAGCATTGGTAAGGGTGACAGAAGAAGGAGTGCCTAATGCTGGTGTCACTAGTGTTGGACTAGTTGACATCACTACATTGCCAGTGCCTGTTATGGCATTGCTTATTAAGTTTTTAGTCGCATCAGTGAACACAGCCTGAGAAGCTGTTAATGAAGCAGAATTAACTGTACCAGTTAAATAAACGTCTTTAAATTTAAGAGAAGAAGAACCAACATCAACAACATTGGTTACACTTGGGGTTATACTGCCAGAAGAAATAATTACATTTTGTGTTGGCCCCACTTTAGTAATGGGCGCACCCTCAGCAGCAGTACCATCATGTTTATGACCAGTGGACGCATTGAATCCTGCTACAACAGCATCGAATTCTCCATCCAAATCAGCGGCATTAATAATATTACCATCGGCAATATTGTTAGGCCCATCAGCACGAACATAACCCGTCATAATATTTCCTTATCTTCTATCATGCGTGGAGTATTCTAATGTAGCAGCATCCAACGAAAAGGCAGGATCTGTACTGTTTGAAACAAATTGAAGAGACACAGAAAAAGCAGAGCCTACAACTTGCGTTTCAAACAATCTTTTAAGCCTGTCTCCATACACAGTTGTACCATATTTTGCTGTACTTGTACCGTAAAAACCAACACTTCCTGTATTATTAGAAAGAGTAATTGTCTCTGGTTGAATACTACCTCTGTCATCAAAATCCAACTTTAAATTCACTGAGGTTGTAACGCTTCCCAAAGGATCAGTATACAAGAAAAGTTTATAAAAAGTCTTTCTAACTCTGGGGTCATTAATTGGAACATATGGGGTAGCAAAGCTGGCTATAATATTAGAGCCATCAAAACTACTTCCACTTTCCATTTGATAAACATATCCATCTGTATGAGCAAAAACAATTGTTTCAGTTTGGTTTTTATAATCACCATCTGCTACATAAGCTTTTATACCAGATGTTTCTGCCCATGCAATATTACTTGTATTATCAGCAGCCATTTGTGTACCTAAAATTCCTTTAGCGCCAGATGGTGTGATTGTACTGTTATATCCAAATATTCTATACTGAGATTTTTGTTTTATAATGACACTAGAAAAAGAAGAACTAGAAAAAATTAAATCAGTTGCTTCTTGTTGTATCACTTTAGAAACAACACCTAAGTTAAAGTCACCAGTTCTATCTGTTGCTCCCAACAGTCTTAAACCTTCTGGGCCTAAGAAAATAATATCACCACCAATTTCCTGTATTGTGTCAGTAGCAACACATCCCACATTACGTGTAATAGTTTGTAATACAAAATCAGCCGAAGTGTTACCAGTAATTTGACTTATGCTTTTTTCTGTAAAAATAATAAGTGCTTCACGGAATACAATGATGCCTGTGATTGTTCCACCAATAGAGATGATTCCTGAGCCATTGGCAGCATTGAAATCTGTATCGGTGTAAGGAGAAGAGAAAATAATCTTATCTCCTTTTGCAAACACTAAATGATTTTTATGAAAAGCAGCAAAGGAAACGCCTAATAAATCTGTCGTAGCATCTAATACTGTGTATGTAGTACCATCATAAATGAAAGGATAGTTTACCCCATCAACACCAACTATTTTACTAGTGGTACTTATTCTATATTTAGAAGTGCGTAGTTTTTCACTATCGCTATAATTAGAAGTTAACCAAGTTACAACAGCATTATCAGCAGGGCTGCTAGCTAAAGCAGGGCTAATAGAAAGAGTGGCTCCACCTGATGTAACAGTTGCTGTAGTAAGCACTGTATACACTTTCTGCACACCACTGATAGTAAACGTATCACCCACTTTTGGGTTGTCTGTCAAACCGTCTACAGCAAGGCTACTACCAGTTTGACCAGCACCATTAACTAGCACTGTTCCATAGGACGGAACATTTATTTTTGTCCAACCACTGCCAGTGGATTTATATAAAGAATTATTTCTTAACGCTATTACATTGCCTTCCCAAGCAGCAACTCCTTTAATAAGTCCTGTACTCGCTGAAAAAGTAATGGCTGCTAGATCAGCAGGGCTAGTGGCTAAAGACGCATTTAAATTAAGCGTTGCTCTCTTATTAGCATTGTCATAAGAAACACTGTTAACAGAATAAGTACCAGTAACTCCTGCTATAGTAAATGTATCGTTAACTTGTGGAGTTATAAAGATGTTAGCAATAATTAATGTTGTGCCTGTCTGCCCACTACCGTGTACTCTAGGAAAACCATAAGGCGGCACTGTTGCGCTGTCATACTTAGCAAAGCCTTCTATTCTTTTATATCCACCATCAATAGAAGGCTCAAAGTTTTTTAATAAACGAGCACTACCGGGAGCATTAATACCATGCTGTAAAGGAGATAGGTTAGAAATTAATCCACCCTTAAACTCAAAAGCGTATGTTTGCCAAGCGTCAGCCATTATTTAACCCTGTCACCAAAAGCGGTGGCTTTAGTTGGTGTAATCATTCCAGAACGCATATTGACATATCTATTAACTAACATAGTACGCATGCGCTTAACACCCTCATCAAACTTACTCTTAGCTAAAGTGGCTGCTTGTTCGTTGCTTCTAAACAAGTAAGCATATAACATAGCACCATCAATAATCACATGTCTAAATCTTTCAGGTAGTGGTTGGACAAAGATTAATATTCCTTCTTACGGCACAGTGTTAGTTAACGGTGCCGGTCAGACAGGAAGTAGCTTAGTAGTGGATGGTTTGACAGATGTTCCTAAGGCGGGAGACACATTCACTCTTGCTGGTGTAGAGAAAATATACACTGTCACAGCAGATGCCACTGTCACTAGTGGCGGTGCTACATTAGCCATCAACCCTGCTTTAGCTAGTAGTCCTGCTGATAATGCAGCCATCACTTGGCTAACGGCTAAGTATAGTGATGGCGTTAAAGTAAGAACTTCTAAATATAGAATAAATAGCACTAACAAGATTGTTGGTGTTGACGGTGTTAACTATCCCTTTATATGGAACAATACTACATTTGCTTTTATTGACAACAACACTGACTTAGTAGGTTCTGATTTTGTTGTGTTTCATAAAAACCAACTGTTCTTTGCAAACGATGATAAGCTTATTTTTTCTTCTCCTTTTACAGACACTGACTTTACAGCAGCCAATGGAGCAGGGGTTATAAACATTGGAGCCACTATAACAGGCATCATTGTTTTTAGAGAAGCCTTAATCATTTTCACTGAAAGAAGTATTAGTCAGCTTGTTGGAAACACTTCAACAGATTTCAATCTTCAATCAATTACAAGGAACGTAGGCTGTGTGGCTACAGACACCATACAAGAGGTGGGTGGAGACATTATGTTCTTAGGCCCTGAAGGTTTAAGACTACTTAGTGCAACAGACAGAACTGGAGACTTCAACTTAGGAGTGGTGTCTAAACCCATCCAAGCAGAAGCCACTGCTCTTATTTCTTCTAGCAGTAGTTTTGCTAGTGTCATTATTAAACAAAAGTCTCAGTATAGACTTTTAGGGTATAGTGCTTTAGTTACAGCTGAAAGTGCCAAAGGAATATTAGGAACACAAATGGCAGGGGACAACACCAGTGCCATTTCTTGGGCTGAGACATTGGGTATTAAAGCTTATGTAGCTGATAGTAATTATATTAATCAAACAGAAACTATTGTCTTTGCTCATTCTGATGGGTATGCCTATCAGATGGAAAGTGGGAATAGTTTTGATGGCACTAATATTATAGCTAGCTTTGCCACTCCTTTTGTTCCAATTAATGATCCGAGAGTTAGAAAGACTTTTTATAAGCTGTTTTTGTACACAGATCCGCAAGGCTCTGTAAATATGTCAGTTAATTTAAAACTTGACTTTGATGATTTTGGAAGCGTACAACCAGAAACTATTTCATTGTCCAATGCAAATAGTGCAAGTGTAGGGTTTTATGGAACTAGTACAGCTAAATATGGAACAACAAAATATGGAACAAAGCTGAAAAAGTTATTTGAAACACAGACAATTGGTTCTGGTTTTTCTGTTTCGTTGCAGTTTGTATCAGAGGGTACAAGCCCTCCTTTTTCACTAGACGCTGCCACGCTGGAATATTCCACGCATGACAGACGATAATGTGGTAAAACTGTTAGGCATTTGTTAAGGAAACAATATGGCAGGATATACAAGAGTAGATACTATTAATAACATTGCTGACGGTAATGTTATTAATGCTGCTGATTTAGATGGGGAGTTTGATGGTATTCAAACTGCCTTTAATTCTTCTACAG